AGGTAGAATATAGCGGTTTGTTGATTTAAGTCCATGTCTGTATGGTAATCAGATAAGACACCTTGAGTAGTACGAGGTCTACAGTTAGCTTTAACGCGGAAGATATATTTAGCTTTAAGTTTAGAGAAGAGAGGAGTTAAGAAGTTAGAGTAGTTTTGAAGAGAGGGTTTAGAGATGTCAAAGAAGGTGTGAACGAATTGATATTGGTCTAAGCCTTGTTTATTATTAGCTATAGAGGGTAGGAGGTTCCAAGAGAAGCTATCGTTAGTTAAGTATTGTTGAATTACTTTAAACTCATCTTCATCTAAGAAGTTATCTATAATTTTCATATAGGTAGAGATAGTTGAGTTTCAGGTATATAGAAGGTATTAGGTTTATCTTTGCGTATTTGGCAGACATAGGTGGTCATATCAGGTCTCTGATAGGTCATATCTGAATCATGAGTATTATACAGTAACATACTGATAATATGATCATCTTTATTAATCATCAGTTTGGAGTTGGTGGTAGTGTTATAGGAATATCCAATCAGAGGATATTAAGATAGAGGGAATTGTTGGTCGTGAGATCAACGGATTCCCTCATCGAGGGGCTGGGTCCACCCTTCCCTTCCCCTGTATAGGTGAGTGGTTAAGCTAACGCCAGGTGGGGACTGAGTTTCCAGTTTCCTTACCCATAGCTTTTTTTCTTTGTTCTAAGTTCATACCTAAAACGATGTGATTAGCTGAAGATTCAGGGTTTTCTAGGAAGTCTTGAAGCATTGAATTAAACTCTTCTAATTCTCTTAGTTTGATCTGTTCAGTAGCAGAGATAGCGAGAGCATCTGTAAAGTATTTAACGCCTTGAGCAAGGCAGTCTAGTCTATCGTCGTGTTTAACAGCACCTTTTTCACGACACATACGAGACATTTGGTAGAATAGCATGTATATGAGACGTTCTTCTGGAGCTGCGTCACCATTAGATTTATAATCCCATTCTATAACTTGTCTATCAACCACAAGTCTGTGCTGATTAAGGATAGGTTCAAGAGAGTCTATTATTCTGTCTTCTTTGCGTACGTTAGCACGGACTTCTTCAATATCTACTGCTTGTTTACGAGTGATAAGGTGTTTACGAATAAGTTCAGATACTATACCATCACCAAAGTTAGTTTCGATTACTAACTTAGTTACATTGTACTTTTTACAGCCGTCTAGGATGTTAAGTAAAGTGTTGTCGCTATAACCGTCTCTGAAGGCTCTCATTTCATGTAGATATATGAAACCATTCCGCTGGGATAAGAAAGCTGCTGCAGTCTCATCTGTACCCCTTCCAGAGGGATCTATGGAACATATAGTCTCTGAGTATTCAGACCAGTTTCCAGCGATCTGCATTGGGGAGTAGAAATAGTCTCCTGGTAAGCCGACAGTTGGGAGATCTTTAATAACATTGGAGGGATCAGAACACCAAACAATATTATCTGGGGCAGTACTAGGATTAACGCTAGTAACGATAAGGTCTGCCATCTTAAGGGGGAATTTCTCAGCATCTGATAAGCTTGTGTCTAGTTGAAATTGAAGCATATAGTTAGAACGACCCATAGATGCTTCACGTTCTATTAGGTCGTCATTGTCAAATCTGTCTGAGTCAGTACAAGACCAAGGTTCTACACCAGCATCTATATCCTCTTGTATTTGAGGAGCTAGTAGTCCTTCGTACTGGGATAGTTTACCTTTTCTTGGGTATCTGCTGGGCCAAACAAACGGACGGTACGAACGCTCTGCCAACTTACGATAGATAGTAAAAGTAGTCTGAGGAGTCCCGAGATACATAATACGGCTATCGCTTTTCGGCGTGAGGATGGATTCAGCTTCAGTACAGAGTTGTAAAAGTTTTTCACGCATTAACTCCGTCATGGAGTTTCCAGGCACCTCTATGTCGTCCAAGATCATTAAATCTGCGCGACTTCCTGTTAGCTGACCAGTTATTCCCACTGACTTTACGCTTGGGGCTTGGTGTGGAGAACAGTTTACGTCGAAGCTGATGCGACTCCAACGTGAATCGTCTGATTTCGGTCTGAGATGACTGAGCCATGGGGTTTCAATAATTAGTTTTTGTAAAAAGATTGACATGTTATCTGCACGTTCTTTTGATGCAGATATGATCATTATTTTTCTTTCTGGGTCATTAAAGAGTGTCCATAACACAAAAGCACCAGTAATCCAAGATTTACCAACACCTCGAAAGGCTTGGATCTGTAATCTTTTTGGTCCATGTTGAAGATAGTCAGCGATAGAATACTGTGCTCTTGTGGGTGATGGAAGACCCAGCTGTTCCCACAGTGCTTGTAAGAACAGCTTAAAGTCCGACTTAAGAAAGTCTAGGGTATTCATTATCCGTAGTAGTTTGTCTTGTTCTTGCCAAGTGGATCAGAAACTGTAGGATTAAGAATTTTTTTCTTTGCCTTTTGGAATTCGGTTAAATCTCGACCTGCTGCATTTTCTGTCTTTTGTTCACCAGTAGGATTTATATCTGTAGTGTTTCTACCTTTACCACTAAGATCTATCTTAGAGTCAACAATAGCTTTACCTAGTCCTCCTGCACTACCTTTACTGAGAGCATCAGTAGCATATGCTCCAGCTTGTAGTACTTTTTTCCAATCAATTTTTCCTGCCATAGTTATTTTAGTTAAAATTTAGTTCTACCTTTACCGCCTAATTTATAGGCATTTATTATTTGCATAACTTCTGTTTTAGATTTACCTTCAAATAATTCTAAATTTTGTCTATTTATGTTTTTACCATATTTATTCTTAATGTTTTTCCAACTCATTCCATTTGCATAATCTAATAGTGCATTAATTTCTACTTGAGAGAAATCTTTAAGGCTAAGCTGAGAATCAATCTGTCTTTGAACATTAGGAGCTGTTTCAGGACTAACATCTACAATAGACTTTATTGGTTTATTCGACAAAGTATCCTCTAAATAGACATACCAATCTGAAGGTCTACCATATCCAGGTATTTGGGTAGGTAAAGCTTTTCCTGTATCTAAATTCTTTAATACAAGGTTTTGAGTTATAGGATCATAATCTACATATAAATCTTTATAATTAGCATGTACATGACTTTCAATCCTATCTTTTAATGATTTGAATCTTTGATCTGTTAAAACTTTTAGATTCTTAGAATCACCAGCTAAATAACCTGCATTTTTACCTCTTTTTGATTTCCAATAAGGACTCTTAACTGCTATTAAATGTTCTATATAAGCATCACCAGGGTTTTGAATCATTAGATCCCATTGTTCTACAGGTAAGTCCTTAGCTTGTTTGTTTAAATCTCTTCTTAAAGCTTCTTTAATTTGACGTAATGAAGCAGATTCAGGATTACTAACTTTATCTCCATGCAAACGTGCAGCTCTTCTTTCTATTCTTTTTTGGACATCAAAAATTTCATAACCACCTGTTTTGTTATTTGCAGACCTACTCCAACCTATTCCCCATTCTTTATTCTCAAACCAAAATGTCGGTTTACCGTACTCTTTAATAAAACCAGTCATAGGTCTGTTGGAAGTTATATTCTTAAATCTCCAATCATCCATCATATCAATAGTCGATTGGACTTTAGATAAAACTTTATTATCTGTATTAGCTACTCTATTTACTATTTTACTATCTAGCTCATACCACTTAAACCGTTTAAATCCATCAGGATCATCTAGTTTAGCTTTTATATTACGTCCTATTTCTTGTTTTTTAATAAAATCAGCATCTAAGATCTCCATTTCTGTAAGGATCTTATTCATTTCAAATGTATCGCCAGCTTCTTGTGCAGCTTCAAGTCTTTTTAATATACCTTTAGAAGAATTATACTTCTTTAGAGTGTTAATTCTTTTTAACATTCTATTTGCTACTGCACCTTTAGAAATACTTCCTAGAGTTAAATCAAAATAACGATTATCTATCCCTGTAACGGTAGTAAGCAGATCTCCAGCTTTATCTATAGCTAATTCCGCACCTGTGACAGCATCTATTGGACCTAAACCAAGTACATTGGTATCCCGTCGATCCTGATTCCAATCTGTTAAAAACTGATTAACATTAATAACTCCTTCTTGAATATTAGTCCTCAATTCTTGAGGTAACAGTTGGTATAGATTTTCTATTTTTTCTGATTCCTGGTTCAGATAATCTGTGCCTAAAGTTTTATTTTGCCATTTAGTTTTAAAAGAAGGCCAAGTTAAACGTTCAAGTTCATGATCTACCTCGGTAGCCTCTACCATTTTACTATAGATTCCTTCAATTGTTGCCTTCTTATCTTCTGTTTCCATAGCTACTCATACCCTACATCAGCGAATAAGTTAGTTTTTTTCTTTATTGCTAATTTTTCTTTCTCCGTTTTAGATAAGTCAGCTTCATTAATAACTTTTTTAGATTCTTCCTTAGTATTTCCTTTATTTGCCTCTTCTATAATATCAATATTCTCCTTATTCACATCTTTTTGACCTCTTTTAATTTTTAAATCCTTACCTTCTGTTATAGTAACTTCTCTACCTGCTAATTCAGATTCTCTAACGTCAATAGTTTTGTCTTCGTACTTTTTCTTTTTACTTTGGTACTCTTTGTCTTGTTTTTTTACTGGATTAACATATAGTTCTTCATAAGCACCTTTTAATAAAGGTTTAGCTATTCTCAAAGCTCCTCTAGCGGTACCAACAATAGGATCTATAATACCTCTTTTAATATTCCTACCTAAAGGAATTTCTTTACCATCTTTATCTACTTTTTTTATACCGCCACTAAGTAAAAGTAAAAGTCTATTGTTTAAACCTTTAACATCTTTCAGGCTTGTACCATAAGAGGTTTGATAGCGATCTTTAATTTTTGTCATTTCCTTTTAGCCCCTCCTCTGGCACGATTTTTCTTAGGTATTTCAAGGGATAATCTATTACCCTTATGAGAGACATCCTTCCCACCTTTACCCATAATACCTAGCTCTCTACGCTTACGTGAGAGTATCTTACGGTATTTACGTTTAGCAGCAGTACTGTTAATCTTCTTTTGTTTTTTCTTTTGTTTCTCGTAAGACTTTCGACCTTTAGCAGATTGATAATATCTAGAAGTCTTACCAGGGTTCTTAGCTCGTCTTGGAGCCATATAACCTCCGTTGTACTAGTTCAGGGTCAACTTTAGGGAGGATTCTTGTGAGTCTTAAGCCAATCACAGGCTGCTTTTAAGTCTTGAGTAGTAGCCTCGCCACTACGAACCCGTTTAAGGAATTCGTTAGTAACAAGGTTATGTAACTCATCAAACTTTTCTTCTTTTGCTTTAGCCATAGTTATGCTGGTTTCGGTCCTTTACCACTGTACTTACTTTTCTTTTTTGACCAACCTCGTTTAAGTAGTTCTTCGTTATCTGCTTCTCCATAGCTATCATCATTCTCTTTATTGATAGGAAGAAGTATAGTATTAGGAGTTATAACTGACATTATGCGTTAGCCTCTGTTTTAGGATCTCTTTTAAACTTACTAGCTCTTGTATAACCTTTCATACCTTTTAGCCATCTTTTATAAGCTTCAGTTTTGTATTTTTCGTCAGCGTCTGTAACTACAAATGGTTTCATGATTAGTTAAATAATTTAGTTTTTACAATTTCCAATGCCTGATCATCTAGCTTGTTATCAGTTCTTTTTACGTAAGCTTCCAGTAGATCTACTACTAGCTTCTTTACTGAATCTGATTTCAAGAAGGCGAAAAGGATGGGCTTGATAATTAGGATCATTGTATTAGGGGTTAGGGTTTACTCGGACTCTTTTGATTCTTCTGCTTTTTTAGCAGCTTCTTTTTGTGCTTCTATAGATATTTCTAATGAAGTCTTCTGTCTTGGTGTTACGACATCAGGTGTATAAGCGTTTAGTGTGCTCATGTTACATGTTTCTTTAGGTTTACTCCATGGCTTGAACCATGGTTTAGGTGGTGTTTTACATTTTAATACTTTAGCTTTAGCTGTTTCCCATTTTTTAATAGGGATTACATCACTACACATTCCAGATACTCGAGTATTAGGAAGTAGCATAAATCCTTTCTGTTGCAGTTCTGCACACTTTAAGACTCTAACTAACTCGTAATCTAATCTCATCTTCTCTTCTTGTCGAGATGCAATACTACGGCACCGTTTTAAACCTTCACGATCTAAAGGTACCATAAAGTTGAGTTGACCTCCCCAGTTCTCTGCCATAGTGTAACTAGAGGGTCTCATTCCATCTTCATCTATATCCCATGGTTTAGTATGATTTCCCATATAGAATGGAGAGAATGTCATTGTAGCTCCATTACAGCTGATATTAGAACCGTAATGCTGTCTAGATGGTGCTCCATTGTTCTGGAATTGCACCGCTTGATTAGTTACATTACCTGTTGCAGCTGCAACTGGATTAGCTGTATTGTTCTCTTCTGCTTTTACTGGAGCTATTGAGAGAAGACTGATAAGGATACTGTAGTAGAAGTAGTGTCGATTTCTCTTTCTATTTCTGTTACTGATAGTACTTGGCTGGCTGCTCTTGTTGTTATTTCTAACGTAAAAGGATCTCCAGCTGTGTGTAAGGTGTAGACCGAATCGGTATCTACTATTCCTCCCGAAGAGGCTGATGTATGGGTTATGTTTTCCCCAGACCATTTGTTTAATGCAGACCCATATGTTGTTGTCGTTATTTCTTCGACTATTTCTTGAGTCGTTGTTGTTGTACTGTTCATCGAACCCTGGGTGAAATTGGGGGTTACTAATTCTGCTCTCGCTACCGTGGGTGATGCCAGTAGGAAGAGTAAAAACCATTTTTTCATTCTTCCTTTTTCTTAGCCATAGGACAGTTTACTGGACCTTTGTTTTTATTGTTATTACCAGTAGTCAAACCAAATGTCGCAAGTGCTCCAGTAAAGACACTGGCGACAAAAGTGATATCTGAGTTACCAGATTTCTTGACCATAGGTATTTCAACATAATTCATGGTTATAATAAAGCCTGACCAAACAACTACGCCAAGTCTGACAAATGTACCAAGAATCTGTATTTGGTGTTCTTGATCCTCTGCAGCATCTTTCAGCTTTCCGAGGAGTCCTTTCTTTTTCTCTTCTCCTTCCATTTATCAATTTTACCTTGAATGAATTTTTGTAGTTTCTTCTTTATCTGATCAAAGAATGGTGTAGCTAGGGTGGTTGTTGCTACAGCTGCTACAGCTGCATAGGTAGCAGTTGCTACTACTTCAGCAGTAGGTAACGGCATCTGTATATCTAGTACAGGAAGTTGTACGCTAGGAGCAGCTGGTGCTTCCTCTGTAGTCTCTTTCTCTACCCCTTCAGGAGCCTCCAGATCGCTCGGAGGGATTACGATGGGCTTATACCCTGGAATCCGAGCTGTAGGTGGTTTGAAGTCGATTTGCATCGTAGGTAGCTCTTTAGGGAGGTTAGCTGTTGGCAGCTTATAATACACCTGCCTCTGCAGTATTACCTTCTGCTACCCATTCTAGATACTCTTGGTATTCTATGTTTTCTTGACTTATTGGAATAAATTTATTAAGCCACACACCATTTTCAAATGGTCTTACACATATTGGATGTGTATCTTCAGGGTTATTGAATATTTTATATTTAGTAATCATAATTAAAGCTCCGAACTAAAGGTAAGCTTACCAAACGTAGCATTTAGAAATCTTAAAGTAAAGGTATCTCCACCACTAAAACTAGGATCAGGTGATGACGCAGTTCTTATATAAATGGTTTGGTGTGGTTTGAATGTATTATAAGCTATTGATATAGATCCTCCTACAGTACTGGAACTACTAAAAACTCTAGTTAATTGAAAATGATCGGCATCGCTATAACCAATAGTAGGTGCAGCTCTCATGGGAACAGGTAGATGCATTGCACCAAAACAATCATCAGATGATCCAGCTACTACATTACATATAACAGGTGTTTGTCCATCATCAGTACTACTAGCTCTATCATATTGTATGAAATATCTCATACACCTAACTAATTCATCACCATACGATCTATGTTCAAAGTCAGTGGCGTATGATCCTACTTCAAGTTGAACGCCTGTTACCTCAAAGGTTGCATTACTTGTAGTGTTAAAATTCTGTGCAAAGTTTGGTGTTCTACTTGATGAATTAAATGAAGCCCAAGAATTTGTAGTAAATCCAGAATCTGTCCCATCTGTTCCATAAAAGGTATAGATATTAATATCAAGACCAGAACCAGTATCATTATTAATTACTATGCTTGAATCTCCAGGTATACTTTTTTCTACCTTTAACCATGTATTAGCGGAAACTGTAAATGGAAAAGCATAAACTTTATTAGTACTATCTTTTGTTCTTACTTGTGCATAATAAGTACCTGCAAGACTTGATTTTACCCAAAAAGAAAATGTTATATAACTTGAACTAGATGTATGAATCCAACCAGAATTAACAATATCTTGTGCTTCAGTTATATATCTAATACCAGCTATATTTGCCGCATTATCAGACCCAACACTTGTATTTTGTATATGATAACTTTTTTTAAAACCTTTTTCCCAAGGGCCAGTATCAGAACTTGTTAAATCATGCTGTGTTGTTGTTAGTGTTAATCCAGTAGCAGATGTCATGAATCTATCAACTGAATTATTACCAGTTGACGTAGACGAAGTGCCTCGTTGTGCCACAATACATGAACCATTAATTATTAAATTCCTAAAGCTTCTAGGATTCTGAACATCTACTGCAACAGCTTGTCCACTCGTTGCAGCATTGATTGTATTTACGTTTAATGTGCTCATGCTGCCTCCAATGCTGCTACTTTAGTTTCTAAAGTTTCGATCTTTGCTATTGCTTCTTTTAAAGCTG